ACACAGGGGATGGATTTTTGAGCTGGCATAAAGGTCTTTATTCTCATTTAAATAGAACCGGTAAAACTATAAGAAAGTATCCGGATGGTAACGATCCTTTAAAACAAGAACTCTTTGGCAAAACTCGTGTTTGTCCTAAATGTAATAAAAGAAAAAGTACTCTTCAGTTTCATTGGAAAACAGATTACCGTTATAAAGATAAAGTTATTAAACGATTACAAAGACACTGTGGTGTATGTCGTGTAAAACAAGACAATGAGAAGTACTCTGCTACCGCTGAAGCTTATTTAAAAAAAAGAATAGGAACACTTAAGTCAAGCTGCTATCGGTATAGAGGTAGAAGAAAAGTTATATTAACTTCTGATCAATTCTATAATGTATGGAAAAAACAGTTTAACAAGACAGGACTCACGTGTCCTTTATCCGGTGAAATTATGACTCATGCCCTTGGACGAGGACAAGTCTTAACCAATATATCAGTAGACCGAATTAACAGCGATAAAGATTATATTAGAGGAAACATCCAGTTCGTTTGCCTAATGGCTAACATGATGAAACATAAATATGATGAAAAACATTTATTATCATGGTCTAAAAAAATTGTAAATCACTTGGAGAAAAAATTTATCTCTATATACGTTGGTGGTTATATTATGATTAAAAAATTAAAAATGGGGATATTATTATGGATACAAGACTGGTCCGGTCAGCTTAATGGGTGGGCCTGGAAGAAATGGGATAAACTACATCATCAAGACTGGATTAAAGGATATAAGAAATGGGGAGATGAAAAACACTAAACAACTATATCAAAGACTCGTAAAAAGGGGAGTGATTAACAAAGATATTCAAATGAAAGAAGTTAAAAAAATATTTCAGGATGTTTCCAAATATAATGCTAAAGAAGATATAAAGAAATTATATGAAAAAAAGTAATAAATACAGCTATATACAAGGAAAACAGATCACGGATTCGGATACCGGAATCAGACATTATGACTTCCAAGGTATGCGTCTACCAAGCGTAACGACTATCCTTGCAAAGACAAAGAATCAGGCGTATTTAACACGTTGGAAAAATAAAGTAGGACATGAACAAGCTGAAGCCATTAAGAATCTATCATCAAAGCGAGGGACAAGTATGCACAAATTCCTTGAGTCTCATATCCAAGGAGTTGGCTACGATGATCTTACGCCAATCGGATGCGAGGCGAAGCCCATGGCCAAAAAAATTATTGAAATGGGTCTTGCATCTGTGGAAGAGTTCTATGGTTCAGAAGTTATGTTACACTATCCTGGGCTTTATGCTGGCTCTACTGACTTGGTTTGTATGCACGATGGTCTTGAGACTATTGTAGATTTTAAACAGGCTAATCGTCCTAAGAAAAAAGAATGGATTGAAGATTATTATGCTCAAATTGCAGCGTATGCCATGGCTCACGATGCGTATTACGGGAGTACTATACGACAGGGAGTCATAATGGTATGTACTCCTGACCTATATTACCAGGAGTTTCGGATCACGGACCAGGAATTACGGAGCTGGAAGCACAAGTTTCTTAAAAGATTGGACCACTATCATGAGCTAGAGAGGGACGAAAAAGAACGAGCGAAGATAGATCCTAATGAATTATTAAAAGAATTTGAAAAAGATGGACATTGAGAACTTATGAACGAAGAAACAGAAGAATTATTAAAACAAATTAAAGCCTATCGTAATGATATGGTTGCAAGAAACTATCCCTTTCAGCAAATTAGCGATATTATTACTAAATGGGAAATGAAAAATATAAAAACAACATCAGAACAACTACAGGATGAATTAGAACCTATTAAATGATAACAGATTTTACGAATAGGGACGGAGAATATCTAACAAGGATTGGTGAGTTCTTGACCCAAGTCAGCAGGATGTCTCTGATTCCCTCGATCGCTCTATGCGATCAGTTTTCATCCGTCCTGCTGACGTCACCATTTTGCGTTAAGGGGTCCCGTGGGTCTTCTCTATTATTTCCTACGGGACTTAATTGTGACTAATAGCCCAAGTGATTGGGCTAATTCAATCAAATGAGGCTAAAATAAGGCAGAAATATGGCAAAAGAAAGGCAGACAGACACATATAGTAGTCTCACAGAAATAAATGATTTTATTTTTTTTTTTTCAAATCAAAATAATCTGTCATACTGTCAGAAAGACAAAAAAGATAGGAAAATCAATACGAATTTAACCAAAATAGTGACATATTGTGTGACATTTCATTTTTTAGAATCTGTCAATATGTCATTCTCTAGGGGGGTAAGCAAACTATTGTGTGTTTTGAAAACCTATCTATGCTCTCACATCCCTATATATAAGATTTACAATGGAGAGATTTATAGATATATTCAATCGGAGACACAACCCTAGATATCATAATGCCACAAAAAACAAAAAGAAAATTAAGCTTAAACCGAAACGTCAACGACGTTATCCCTTATTCAAAGGTCAGAGTTGAGTGGATTGATATCTTAAGTGATTCTGGTTGGGCCGATGATAAGCAGTTTAACAAAATGAAACTAGCCTATCCTGTTAATGAAGGTTGGCTATACAACAAAGATAGATATGCTATTAAGTTGTTTGCGTCTTATGATCGGGATGAAGATGGGTCTTTGACTTTTGGGGATCGGACGATGATTCCGTTGGCTTGTGTGAAGAAGATGGTGAAGATTTAGGTGGCTCAGTCGCTTCGCCTTCAATATGCTTCGCATTCAAAAGAGGTTCGTAGTCGTTTAAAATTTGTTTCATCTTTGCTTCTAGCTGTTCTTCTGTTAGGTCCTCTAATTTACCTGTTTTTATTATTTTGCGTTCTATGTATAGTCCTGCTGCCTTCCCACGATTGGTTTCAGCGTTTACCGCAGAAGAAAATGAACCCTTCTTCAATGCTAGATTTTTAATTCTATCTAATTCAGCTACGTGACCATCATAAGTAACAGCATGTTTTCTAAGTCTCTCTTCTCTTAATTGCCCTATATACCTTACTACCAAGGGGGATAGTCTAGGATTCATTAGTTCAGATCCCTCCTGTCGAGATCTGTTGTGGCTGTAGCCCGCTAGTTTAGCAGCTTCTCCTTGGGATACAGGTCCATCCGCTCCTCCGAATATTATAAATTCGGCGAATCTCTTTTGCATTTCTGTAAGTCTTTTTGGAACTCCCATATTGACATTTTAAGGTAACTATTGTATAATGTCAATAATGAAAGATGACTCAGAAGATAGAGCATTGAAGAAATATATTATAAGAGAATGACAGACCACACAGGAGAATTAGATTTAACCTTTTTACTTGAGCAACATGAGAAAGAAAAATGGGAGCTTAAACAACAATTATCAAAAGCAGCTGAGGAATTAACTCTTCTACGTGGCACTAAACAACTTGTTAATAATTTATCTGTGGAAAATACTAAGTTAAAACAGAGAGCACAAGAAGATGAAGGGGAAATCTCTCTTGCAAAAGTAATGAACTCTCCGGAAATGAGTACGGCTCAAGATCGTGTTAAACGATTGGATGCTTCATTGGCCAATGCATTGGAAATCAATGAGAATCATCAAAAATATAATGGAAAGCTTCAAGTTAGGTTGACGGAAGTTGAAGAGGATAATAAAAGGTTGTCTCAACAAATTAGTGATTATATAAAAAATCACGAAAATAAGTTTAGAAAAGCTGGAATGTAATGTACGAAAAACAATTAATGAAATCTAAATGGCATAATATTTCTATACAGACCAAAAGCTTTGAAGAGCTACGAGATATTCAAAAATCATTACCTATTAGGGCAAGCATACCACAAGTTATTGAGTGGTTAATTAAGGTAGGTAAGGGGCAAATAATACAAATAAAAAGTGAAACTAATGGTAATCTTCAACTTCGTGTGTCAGACTTGGAAAGAGACAATAAAATATTATCTAAACAAATAAGTGGTTACATAAAAAATCACGAAGATAAGTCTAGAAAAGCTGAATTGTAATGTACGTAAAACATTTAATGGAATATCTTGAAAAATTTGTTGATAATAAGAAGGGTAATGCTATTCAAAATGCTACAGTTTATATTCAAAAAAATGATTCTATGCATGAAATTAAAACAATTGAAGTGTTAGAGAACAATATTATTGGTCAACCCTCAATATTTGTCTTATTGCGAACTCTTGAGGATGGCAAAAAACTGCCGGATAAATTTATTAAAAACACCTTATAATGATCGAGGTTGTAACCTCGATAAAGACATGGGTCCAGAGGCAAAATTATATCAAAAACTTCGTAAAAATTCTAAAGGAATTATCTGGAATAGGATTGAAAATCTTAGTATACTTGGTATGCCTGACGTGTTGGGGTACAATACTTTTGGGACATTTTTCACAGTAGAATTAAAAGTTACAAAAGGTAAAAAGTTAAAATTTTCTCCACATCAAATTGCATGGCATGTGACACATCCTA